GGATCTCCGCCGCGCCCTCTACCCCGCCTCAGGCCTCGTCTGCGTTTCGGGCGTCATGGGCTCAGGCAAATCCACGCTCCTCGCCGCCGTCATCCGTACGGGCCTCTCCGGGGCCGCTGCGGGGCGCCAGGTCCTCACGCTCGAGGACCCCATCGAGTTCGACTTCACGGGCGTGGACGCCAGCCAGCGCGAAGCGCCCATAGCCCAGTCCCAGATCCACACGGACGTGCCGGACTGGCCGTCAGGCGTGCGCTCCATGACCCGCCGCAAGGGGGAAATCGTCATGGTGGGCGAATGCCGCGACAGGGAAACGCTGAGCGCTCTCCTCTCCTGCGCGGAACAGGGCGTGACTGTTTACACCACGGATATAAAAATAAATAAAATCAAATAGTTAGGTGTATTTTTTGCACCAAATGCACCAAGTTCCGCCGCACAGCCCCCTGGGATATACCAGCCCAGGGGGCTTTTTTATCTCTCCTGCTCCGGGAGTTGAAGTCCTCCGACTTCGCTCTCATATGCGCTGCGGCAGTGATCTTGCTGCCAAAAGAGAAGAGTGTCGATAAGGCGGTATGGCCAGTCCCGGACTCCCAGGAGGTGCCAGCGCCAGGCATGGGCGCTCAGAGTCTCGTCCGCCCATGCTTTCTCCCGGAAGAAGATAGAAACTATGACATTGCCCAGCTGGTCGATAGCGATGGCCATCTGATGGGCATTATGCTGTAACATCAGAGTAGTCGATGACAATGGCATCTACCTCCTCTTTAGTGGTGCAAGCCTCGATTTGAGCCCTGAGGCTCCACTTCTTGGCGTACAAATTATTTCCATAGCTGATCAACTCAAGTTGGAGAGTCTTCAGCTGCTCGAGCGTGAGTTCGGCCAGCGTGTTATCGAATGTCATGAATTTAACCGTGCTCAGCCCCTGCGCCTCCATGGCCGTGATGAGCCCGTCCACATTCGTCTTTGCCGTAGAATTCGCGTTGACGACATAGCCGGTCGATGAGGTGATGTGGGCGGCGCTGGAAGCCTTGGTCTCCTCAAGCTTCACGTTGAGTTCATCGAGCTTGCGGGCCACCACATTTTCCAGTTTATTGTACTCGGCTTCCTTCGCGGCAGCCTCTGCATCCAGTCTAGCCTTCTCGGACTCCCAGAGGGCAACGTAGGGAGCGACGTCTGTCTCGTAGTCTGCATCCCGGCCGCTGTAGTCGGCGAACTCGAGGACCCCCTTTCCGCTATGCCACTGTATGGCGTGCACCTGCTCATGCCCTTCGATGGGCTTGTAGTCGAACTGAAGGGGTACATTGTTCACCAGGATGACGTTGTCTACAGGGACAACCGTGACGTCTGTTATGTCGTCCATTACTTATCTCCCTGCAGGGCCCTCGGCGCCTGCATCGTATGCGAGTGGTCGGCTTCGACGAGAGTTCTCTCTCCGTTGGCCAGAGAGACGAACTGCTGCCGAAGGGCCTTGCCTTCCGCGATGTTCTCACAGCGGGCGGCCGAGACTTCAGCGCCGACCTTTGACATCTCGCCAGCCAAAAGCCCCGTGACATTGGCCTGCTCAAGAAGGAGCATCGGCGTGAGCGTCAGCGCGCAGCCCTCGAAGCTCGCCTGCATGCTGTCCTTCCCACCGCTGTAGCTCATCCAGAGAGCGCACCCGCCTTTCTTCGAGTGCTCGGGGCACTCATCGAACCCCCTAAAGGGGCATCCTGCTGCCATATCTTCTCCTTACGTCCTCTCACACGGGACGACGTCCACGTAGTTGACGTTAATATCTATATTGTGGCGGTGGGCCGTGTTCCATGTTCCGTGCCCGTGCCCCCAGTTGCTACCTGTCCAGCCTGTGTTGTTGCCCCACCAGCTGCCATCCTGATGCCAGGAATTTTGCAATGTATTATCGAAGGTGCGATTCCGATATGCTCCGTGGCTATGAGAGGCTAGTTGACCAACACTCAGTGTTGACGCATTCACGCCCCAGGAAATCGAAGTATCTGTCGTCCACCCCCCTGCAGCGAACCGGCCCGCGAAGCCCCGGCCGTCATAGCTCCCCGTGTCGCCAGAGGTGAGGCGCAGGGCATAGTCGGTGTGGTCTGCGAGCTTCTTCCAACCTGAGGGTGAAGTCCCGCGGAAGAGCATCTTCGTGCCGGCAGGAAAATACTTCTCGAGATCAGCCTGAACCTGTTCGACTACGGGTTTGACGCTTGTTGTCAGCGTGGTGGCCGCAGCCTCAAGCTCCGCGGAAAAAGCAGCAAGGCTTTTCTGCGTCTGCTCTTCCTTGTCGTAGATGATGCCAAATAGCCGGGTGATTTTTCCGGCGTTGTCTGCCAGAGTTCTGACCATCGCTACACCTTTTCGCAGAGGATGACGTCCACAAAGTTGACGTGAAAATCTACACTATGGCCATGAGCGGAATTCCAACACCCGTGGCCGTGAGCCTCGTTCGAGCCTCGCCAGCCAATAGCGTTGTCTGTGCCTGCCCCGGAGCAGAGGATATTGCTGGTGTTGCTTGAATCTCGATCGGGATAACCAATCTTGACATCATGGCTATGTGAAGCGAGCTGACCGACGGACAGAGTCGAGGCATTCACGCCCATGGAGATCTGAGTCGTGGTCAGTCCTCTGCCGGAAGCGAAGCAGGCTGAGAAGGCCATGCCGTCAGTACGGCTTCCTGTGCCTTCACTCGTCAGGCGGAGCGCACAATCATTATAGTTGGTCAGCTTCCTCCAGCCGGGAGGGGCCGCTGACTGCTGAAAGAGCATTTGGATGCCGGCAGAGAAGTACTTGTCCAGATCAGCCTGGACCGACTTGACGGCCGGCATAAGCTCAGACTGCGCGCCCGCGAGGATTGACTCCGAGGTCATCCGCGCATCCACGATGGACTTCCTGTTCTCAAGAGAGAGCGCGAGAAGGCTGTCGACGAGGTCTGTGACCCGGTCAGCGTTGTCCACCAGAGTTCTGACCATCGCTACACCTTCTCGCAGAGGATGACGTCCAGCCGGCTGACGTCCATGTAGAGGCTGTGGCCATGGGCCGTGTTCCAGCACCCGTGGCCGTGAGCCTCGTTCGAGCCTCGCCAGCCGACAAAATTATCCCAGTAGCCTAGGCCCATATCTATCTTACCGAACCCATTGCCCGTAACATAATTTGACCTCGTCGGGCTGTTTCCTACGGCTACGCTGTGTGAGTGTCCGGCGAGCTGGCCAACGGACAGCGTTGACGCGTTCACTCCCATAGAAATCTGGGTCGTGGTCGTGCCTCTGGACGCAGCAAAGCAGGCAGAGAAAGCCAGGCCATTGGTACGGGCGGTGACGTCACCGGACGTGAGCCGGAGAGCGCAGTCATCGTACGTCGTGATCTTCTTCCAACCTGACGGAGCAGCGCCGTTGAACAGCATCCTGACACCGGCAGGGAAGTACTGGCTGATGCCGTCCCTCAGCTTTTCGACAGCCGGTGCCATTGCGGTCTGGATGCTGTCGAGCGTGGTACTGACATCGGCCTTCAGGGACTGGTAGTCCTCCCAGTCCTTGAGCGCGTAGCCGTACAGGAGGTCAGCGAGGGCTACGATCCTGTCAGCACTGTCTTCCAGCGTCTTCATGCCGTGCGCCTCCAGCAGTATGCGGCGTGATAAGGCATGAGGTTGTTGTGGGCGGTCCCGCCGCCCAAGGCATTCGTCGTGCCGGCAGGATCACCACCGCCGGTCATCGTCGTATCGCCCCATGACTTGAAGCTGCCTGAGCACCATGTATGACTGAAGGTCGCTCCATTTGGAGCAACCTCGGCCGTGGTCCCGTCAGCAGACCAATGGTGCGCCTCCATGCCATCAGCCGGATTGCTACCGGTATAGACGAAAACGTTATGGCCGTGTTTCGGGACTTCAGCCAAGGTGAGAGTGTGCTCCGCCTCGCCGCCCTCGCTACCGGCCGGATACGAGTCTTCATCCGCACCCAGCAGGACTACGCCCTTCACACGCTCCCAAGTCCCGAAGCCGAAAATCTCAGCCGGCTCTGTGTCCTTATCTGATGTGTAGTAGCTGCCCACAGGGTGCTCGCGCTTGCTCCGCTCAAGCAGCATGCTCTCCACGAGAGAGACCGAGACACTCAGCTCGCCTGACTCGGTGGACTCGAGCGTCTTGGCTTTCGCGTCAAGGATGTCATACATCGCCTCCGCATCGAGCGGCTGGAGCTTGGTCTGCACATCCGCCATCTGTGAGTCAACTGTGTCGGCGTGGCTGTCCAGAGCACTCAACGCCTCGGCGAGCCGCGGGCAATCTTCGGCCAGGGCGTTGTCGGCATCGGGGAGAGGAAGGCCGAGATGCGTCGTTTTCTTGTCGGTCATGGCCACCCCTTAAGCGACAGCCAGAAGGCGGATGTCGTAGACGAGCGGCCGGGACGTGTTGCTGCCCGTGAGAGTGAGTCGGACCTTGACCAGGTCTGCGCCGCTCAGGGTTGTGGTGAATTTGAACTCCACGTATCCGTCGCCCTCCTGAGTGGTCCCGGCGGATGTCATGGCCGTCCACTCGCCGCTGTCCACC